AGTTTGATCCTGTGATGTCTGCGCCGGATGAGATATTGTCAACAATCATGTTTACGGTACTATTTGAGGTATCCAATTGTAAATAGAGATCCTGTAATCCAATCACATCATTGGATCTAGGAATTGCTGCAATTTCTATAATATTATCAAAACCAAACTTTTTAACAGTATCTCTAATATTTATTGGGTATAAAATTATTTCTCCTTTGGTGTAATGAATTTCACCTACGTTTCTTCTAACGATATTAATTGATTCATCATCAGAAAGAGTAAACAGATAGAGACTTCCAGAATCATTAGAAGAAGGAAGGTCGGCCAAGTAAACGACTGAATTGATCCCAGGAATATAAAAACCAGAGGATTTTATATTATTTCCATTTTGATTTCTAATATGAAACGCATTTCCATAACAAATTTCATATGTGGCGAATTTATTGACCTCCACTTTCAAGTTTCTTCTAATTTTGATCTTTGTGATGTTAGAAGTAATTGCCTCGGATGATTCATCAATTAAATTAAGAAATTTACTATACTTAAATCTTCCACCATATTTGTTTAATTCGGTTGATTTTGCATAAGACTGAATAATCTCAATCAAATTGGACCTTAGGGCCTCTGGGGAGACCGTAAAATTGGGATTATAGTAAACAGACGTGTCAAATTCGATGTAAAGATACTTAAGATCAATAATTTCAGGAACAATTCCGGCCACTGCATACTTTCTGAGAGCAGCTTTAATGTTGTCTTTTACATTATTTGATAAGAATTCGCCATTTATGGGCTTTATACTGATAAAAACCTTACCAAATTGAGGTGGAGTCAGGTTTTCACCTCCAAAGGCCGAAATTGACTCGACTTCGGGATAAATTTGAGGTACTATGGCCTCATAATCAGCCGCCGTGACAGCCCGATTTTGGGCCGAATAGAGCCTCGGGGCGTATCTTTTGATAGAATCTAGGCTTTCGATGGATTTTCCACCAAATGCAGGGGTGTTGACGGTGATTCTGGAGATGTCATTGTTAACAATGCCTCCATTATTATCAAAAATACGACCAGAAAATGAAAAAGACCGAGCACCATTAGCCTCTTCACCTGATGATGTTAGGTAAGTTATGTCAATATAGTTATTATTTTCTAGTTTTTTGCCAAAAATACCATCTCCAAAGAAAATTTCATAATATTCATCCTCAATTTCTTGAATAAAGAACACTTTTGAATCAGATCTGACCTCAAAAATATCCCTACTAAGGTTATACTTAGAAGAAAAGTTTGATTGCTCACTTTCTCTTACAGTAACAGAAATCAAAGAAGTGTCAATTCCAATATTTGAAAGAATAAATCTCCGATTTCCAGAAAAAGTGAAGTTTTCTACAATAAAATTACCTTCATAAACCGTGATATTATCAAAAAAGGCCAGACCATCAACAACCGGAACAGTAATATCATCTAAAATTGAAAAAGTAAAGTTTCTTCCATTAAATTGAGAAGAAGAAACCGCCACGGTTCCTCTTTTAAGAGTCAGAGTTAAAGGATTAGTAGTTAAATTATTGGTATCTACAAAAAATGAAATATTAGCCCGCGCTGCGGTTCTGGATCTTGGAAGATAGCCAATCTCTTTGGCCCTAGAGACGACATTTTCTCTTAGAGTAGCACTATCAAGAAAGACCTCATTTGCAATCGCATTTGCATTATAAGAATTGATGTAGGTATTATAGGCCAGAGTATTGATCAGAATACTAAAATTAGATCCTTCAAAATCATAATCAGTAAATTCTGAACTGGCTCTTAGATAGTCTCTAATAGAAACCTTAATTTGATCAAAATCTAGATTAGTAAACTGAGTAAGAGCCATTATCGTGTTGAAACTAGGGCCAAGGTTAACTGTTGAGGTGGAACATCAATTCCGATGATATCATAGGTCAATCTTACATTAAATGCATTGTTATCAAAATCTGGTGTAATGATGACTTCTCTGACATTTATTCGGGGTTCATTTGTAAGGGCATTTCGTACCTCACTTTCAAGTGCGGTTGAGGTGAAAGAGTCTATATTCTCAAATAGAAGTCTGTTTACAGAACTTCCAATATCGGAATATGGAATCTCACCGATCTGAGTAAAAATTAGATTACGAACGGACCTGGAGATGGCAGTTTCATTTTTAATAGCAATCGCATCCTTATTCAAGGGATTAATTTGAAAGGTTGCACTGATATCTTTAAACTGCCTACTGGTCCGAATTGCCATTTTTATTAGGTATTTAGAGTGAGTGAATCCAGGCCATAATCCCAGGCATCAAAAAGTTCGGTCTCTTTTTGTTCCTCTTCTTTTTTGAATTTTTCATCAGTAACTTCTCTTAGAAGTTTCTTTTTTTCTGGTTTATAATCAGTTACAAGAGAAGTGGTTCCCCACATTTCTTTCATAAATTGTGCATTACGATCAGTCATTGATTTGTCTCCTTAAATTGAGTTTTAAGAGAAACTTTTTGGGTGGTTTCTGAATCACCAGTGGTATTTAGGTCGATACTAAATAGTTTTATGTATAAAGAAAAATACATGGACGAGTTATTTGAGGCCTATTTGGCGGTTTATGAGGCCAATAAGGCAGAAGTTCATTTAAATATGAGCAAAGATGATAAACAAAAAAGAAGAAATATTAGATGGGCCGATAATGCTCATGGAATTGATAAGGATAATACTATTATGATCAGGGATAAGGATACCGCAAATCTTGTTAATAAAATGAGAGTGTCTAGACATAAGAAAAATCCTTCTCTGGATAAAGAAAGAACAGCTGGGACAAAAACTAATACTTATTTGCATAGACAACAGGATAAGAGGGAACTTCAAGATAAATTAAAAAAAGCCTTTTCTATGTCAGAAAATATTGAATACATTATAGACATTCTAGTTTCTGAGGGTTATGTAAGTGATTATGAATCGGCTACCAGAATTTTAGAGGCCATGAGTGACGAATGGCTGGTTGATATTTTAACAGAGGCTCCTTATCAAATTTATGGACCCGACCCCCATGGCTCTAGTGATTCAGAGTCAAGGCCTATAGGAAAACCTTACAAAAATAAAAAAAGAGCAAAAAACCGAGCAGACCGAATGGATCAGGAGATTGGTGGGTATAGACATTCTGTTAAATATGTGGAAGATGACAAATGAAGACTTATAAGGAGTTTATAACCGAGGCAAAAACACCAAAACCAGATGCTCCCCAAACAACTGCCAAAAACTGGGAAAGAAAGCATCCTGGTATGAAACTCCATTCTTATCCAAGTCATGGTGATACGATAAGACTTCAAACCTTAGAAGTACCTAAAGAAAAGCGAGGTCAAGGAATTGGCTCTAGAGCAGTCAGGGCCATGCAAAACGTCGCAAAGAAACAGAATAAAAGAGTTACTCTTACCCCACAGGCCGAAAAGGGGTATAAAAAGAAATTAGATACTTTTTATAGAAAAAAAGGCTTTAAACCGAATACAGGAAGAAATAAAGATTATTCGGTTTCTGATACGATGATTTATGATCCAAAATCGAACTAAGGGGAAATCCCGGATAGTTCATTTAATCAATAAAAAATCCACGTCTTAAGTAATCTTCGTCTTTTACAAATTTTAATTTACTGTGTTTCTGGTCATCAGACCAAACGGGAATTGCTATAGAATTACCCCATCTAAAATCTAGGTTTCTTCTAAATTGGACCTCTATCAGTTTCCCGCCAATAAATTCGCAATTTATACAGGGATAATCACCAACCAACTCGTTTAATATTTCTGGAAAGGTAATTTCTTTATCCACTTTTTGCCAACAGTTCCACTTATAAGAAGGATTCTTTGGGTTTTTATAGCCCTTTACCACAAGAAGTGGTTTTTTATCAATAAAGTCAACGCTCAAATGCTCTCCCTGAAAGACTTCACACCAAAATTCACCTGGATGCAAGTCATCGGTCGAATTTTCTAACCATTCAATACGTGAAAACCGCCCCATACCACAAAAGTTTATGGCGGGGCGGATTATGTAATAATTCGATTCTAAAACGTCTACTCCACATGGACCACAATTATATCCAAGACTTTTGGATAGTTGAAGTTTATTATACACCCAAAGATCTTTTGGATTTATAATAGACCATTCTTTATTGGAAATATTATTTTCCTTGGCCCCTGTAAACTTTACGTGCATTATTACGACTAGTGGCCGCATATTTAGTATTACGACCGGCTCCTTGTCGGCTCTTTTTCTGTACCGGATTGATGTCTTGTGTTTTCTTGGCTTTCATTTAAATTTCCTCAATTGTAATTTCGTTTTCATCAATGTCATCATTAAGTGCCAGTTCAAGAAGAATTTTATTTACTTCTTCGTCTGGTATGTGATTGTAAATTATTCGGTTTTTATACAGGATATTTATCATGTTTCGATTTTTTGGATTTTTATGATGTCCTTATGAATAGAATTTCTACCATTGGCCATTGCATATGCACAACCATGAGAATAATTATTATCCTTACAGAATTTGTTTAAATTGTCAACAACGTCTTTTCGACCATCTGCATATGTAATTTCATATTTTTTCGGAACATAAACTCCATCTTCTGTGGGGCCTCCTTTGGCCGAATTCTGGGCAGATGTCATCCACTGAAGATTAGATGGGTGGCTATTTAATTTATTCCAGTCAATATGATCAACAGTAACAAAATTTTCTGGATCAGGATTTTCGACCAATTGTTTTGCGACTAGACGATGTAATTTCTTGACGATCTTCTTTTCACCGGGAAGTTTCATGTTAACTTCGGGATATCCCGTCTTATGAATGTGTTGGGTAGTTTCTCTTACAAAATTCTCGCACAAAACCATTCCCTCTTTTTCCTTTTTCCATTTACTGAAGATTCTTACAGGAGTATTAACATCGTCTTTTTTATAGACAACATAATAACCGGGCCAATCGTCTAGTTCTACAATATCGAAACCAGTTAGATCAATTTGGAGGGGTTCTTTTTTAGGTGATCTACCTTTTATTGTTCGCTTAATCTCTTCAAAAGAAACCAGACCATTATATTCACTAATTTCTCCTTTACGAAGACGATAGAGAGTGTGTTCGGTTATTCCTTTTTTGTCGAGGAAGTTTAAAAATCCCGTTACAACTTCTGTGGTTCCATCTTTATAGGTGGCAAGAAATTGTTTGGTACGACCCTTTGCCCGATTTATTGAAACAGCAAATTCTCTAAATTCACTTTCGGTTGCCCATTTTAGATTGGATGGGTGGCAATTGTAGATGCTCCCGTCTTTATGGATTACTCTTTTGTGATTATTAGGGTTGGGGACAAGGTAGGATGCAACCAGGGTATCAAGATAAAGTCTTTCTTTTTTACCCATGGTTGCGATGGTTACGTATAGCCGGTCCCTATCATCGGCGGACTTTAGAGGACGGCTATAGGTTTCGTTAATAACGGCTGGTGTTTTACCCGTTTTTCTCCAGTTACTATTGATGGTTACTGGAACCGTAGGATCTTCTGGATCATAGGAGAAATAGTAACCAGCGTGCTCTTTAATTTTTATTTTTTGCATTTTTATGTCGTGTGAAGGACCCATGAATTGTAACACGGGTCCTCCGATTTATCAACCCCCCGTTATACACGGAGTACTCTCCCGTGAAGTCTTATTAGGGTATTATGAGATTTTTTATAAATAGTATTATAAAATTCTAATTTTTTCGTGGCCTACCCATATCCTAGGGTCAACTAGAATCTCAATACCGAGTTCTTTTGCGTCTAACGCATGTGACACGTCCTCACCTGCATAGTCAGATATCCCATTCTCAAAAGTTTGAAGTTTAGGACCCCACCAAGGATATTTGATATTCTCAAAAACTCCTTTAGAGATCATAAGCCACCCACCACCAACATAATCGACAGAAAAAGGCTTCTTTCTCTTAGAAATACTTTCGGCGGTCTCATGATTCATAACGCCACCGTTTTTTACAAAATCATCGGCTTCTAGCCAATGAGCCACTGAGGTAGTCCGTCCGTCTTCAGTTTTGTACCAGCCACTCACCATAGGATTCACATATTTCGACAAACGCCGAACCCGCTCTTTTCGTACATTAAAATCTGACTTGTGCATAGATTCAAGTTCCTCATCAGAAACTTCCCATAGAGGATATTCTTCTTTATCAAATTCTTTTTCAGAAGGAACGTCCTTTACGGCAAGATCACACAATTGCCAGAATTTTTCAGAATTAAAAACAATGTCATTATCGATCCATAATTGCCAATCATATTCTAGTTTTCCTTGCCAGGGTTCTTGCCAGGGACCACTTGTGACATTCGCGC